TGTAAATGTTAATGTTAATGATTATGTATAAAGACTATCGTCTTCATCACGCGCGGGCGCGCGTTATATAGCCGACGAGGACGACGAATCCAACTGATGAAGAACGGGGTCGTCGGTACGGCCAAGCAGGTAGTCGACGGAACAGTCCAGCCTGTCGGCAAGAAGCATAAGGGTCTTGCCCGATGGTGGATCTTCGGCGTTTTTCCAGCGTGTAACAGCGCCAGAAGAGATGCCAAGCTCTTTTGCAAGCGGATTTGGCTTCGTACCTCGAAGAACGCACATCTGATAGAATCGCTCCCAAAATATCAAAAATAGGACCTCCTTTTTGTGTAAAAGCATGAATCTCACTAAAATGAGATTATCGTATTGCTATCTCACAAAAGTGAGATTATAATATATCTAACAAATGATTCAAACACCTGTTAGATAGAAAGGACAATACCATGACGAATGTTTACATTGACAGCCGCCGGGATGGGTACTCTCCCAGCCAGTGCCACGACACCATGACGGTGGGGGAGTTGATTGACATCCTGAGCCAGTACGACGAAGACCAGCCCGTCTACATTCGCAACGACAACGGCTACACCTACGGGAGCGTCCAGATGGACAGCGTTACCGAGGGAGAGGAGGACGAATGAGACTTCTTGTTGAGTACACATCGCATGGCCGCGGTCCAGCGGCTCCGCAGACCTACAGCACCACGCTGGACATTGTGGACGATGTAGCGGAGCGGCTGTTAAAGGCCAAGACGCCGTACACATTCCGGGAGCGGAAGTACTGCACACGGGAAGCGCTGATCCTTGCGTTCCTGATTTACGACATCGAGAACCTGCAGGAACGGAGCTTCGGAGACAACGACCAGATTTTGAGCATCCGGCGGGATAGCCGGAACTGAGGGAGGACCACACGATGAAGTTTGTAGCACCGATGGACACATGGGAGATGGTAGGCGGGAACCTGCCACCCATCCGGGTTCGCGCCCGGTCGTTCGATGAAGCCTTGAAGAAAGCAAGGCTTCGCAACCCCGGCTATTGCGCCGGCTGGGTCGTTGAGGAGGACTGAATGATGTTCGACAAAGAGCTTATGAAGCAGCTGACCACTATTCCGGCAGAAGACCGGGCGAAGTGGTTCGAGGAACGCGACAAGCTGGAAACGCTTGCCGTCGAAATGACCCGCATAAATGCGAAGGATATGGTGCAAAAGTACGGCATCGCACGGGTTCTGAGGGTGCTGGCGGCGACAATCAAACAAAATCCCAAGGATTACGATGCGGATGTGGTGGAAATGGCCGGATGGGTGCCGCCCGTCCGGGCGGGTCGGGATGCGGAGATGTGGTTTTGCTCAACCATCCACCGGGCATACGTCCAAGACCTGTTTCGCCAGTATGCGAACCTGCGCAAGCTGTGAGAAAGGAGCCTAAACCATGAAGTACGCCATTTTTACCTACAGCATCCGCATGAAGGGTGAGGAAGGAAAGGCCTGCATGACCGTCCTGATGGATGATGACCGGGCAGCGGCCGTTAAGGCTGCATACGATAACCGGCAGGGGAGCAGTGAGATTGAGGACATCCTCTTGCGGTGCAAGGTCGATGACCTGTGCGCCGCTTGCGAAGCACTCCGGGGGCGAAAGTACCTTCGCAACAGCATCAAGCGCGTGGAGATCGAGGAGGCTTGAGCCGTGAACATTGAAATTAAATATCAGGCCGAGGATGGCGAGATTCGGTATTACCACTTTGAGTCGTGGGAACTGGCTGAAGACGATGCCTTTCGGGAAGCGATGCGGGAGTTCCGCAGCACTCGCACAGGAAAGAACAAAATCCTCTCCATCCGGGATGCATCGATTGGTGCAGGCCGCAACTGGAAAGAATAACCCGCCTGATGATGGCCGCTGGTATCGGCCGAAACCATTTTCGTGGCATCACGAAGATGGTCGCGGGAACCAACACCGCAAACCAAGGAAAGGAAGATTCACATGAAGTATGAGATCTACCAGCTGAAAGAGGACACCATGGAGCAGGTAAAACTGCGATTCATGGCGTCCGATCAGGCCGCAGCGCTGGGCGGCATCCATCGGGAGAACTACCGTCTGGTGTACGAGGGTAATGTGGAAACCCGAAAGGACGCACAGCAGACGCTTGATGGCCTGTTCCGCAGATTCAACATAGACAGGCCCACAGGCTTCGAGGGCCACAGCTTGAGCGTGTCGGACATCATTTACCTCGCCGATGGGGAATCCTCCGGCTGGTGGTTCTGCGATGCTTACGGTTGGAAGCTGCTGAGCGGAGAAGAATGGGGGCAGACCTGATGCGCCACTACACAAAAGCGGAGTGGGGCAAGATCCCGGAGGCCTACAAGGGCCGCTGGGAGCCGACGCCGTTCAACCTTGAGCGGGTGAAGAGCGGGGAGCTTCCGGCAGAGTACATCGGCAAACGGAACACCATCGTCAATGACGAGCATCGCGGCACGGTGCTTATCACCGAGGGCGCGCACTTCGTAATCGACGAATGAACACAATCGCTCAAAGAGGCAATTTAAGCCGCTTTTTGTATCAAACGGCAAATTCCTTGCGGAAGAATCAAAAACGCAAAATAGAGCCATCTGAGCGGCTCTGAGAACTATTTCCGCTGACTCAGAATGAATTGGAGATAATCTGTAACCTTTTGGCGTTCATCATCTGTCAGATTCATCCGTTTCACGGCGGGGTCAACAGTGCGCCCCATGAGGAAGTCCATGGAGCAGTCGAGGGCATCGGCAATTCTGGCAAGGCTATCTGCCTTGAGCATTTTTCCGGAGCGAAGATTGTACAGGGTGCCATTGCTTAGGTTGGCGCTGTCCATCACGTCCTTTATCTGAACGTTCCTGCTTTTGCACTGAAGTTTGATTCTGTCTGCAAGAGCAATAGAATCGTACAAATTGGTCTCAGTCATTTTGTGCATCCTCACAAAAACCATCTAGTTATGATTTTTACGATTGAAAATCATAAAGTGATGGTTTATAATACACTTGTACAAAACAAATGTCAGATTGAAAGGGTCAGCGCTTTCCATTCAGCGCGTTCCCCGAAGTCCCTCTGCAAAGGGGCTTCAACGTACCACGCAGTACAAACCATGCAAGTTGATTCCTCCTAATGACAGGCATCGCTGCAAAGCGCAGCGCCGATACTGCAAATCGGCGGTGCGCAGGTAAAGCGATTACTCCCCAAGAGCTTCTGCTTAACAGCTTAAAGGCGGGGGAACGCGTTGAATGGTGGGTACTGGCCCTTTTAGTCTATCAAAAATCAAACAAGTGTTCAATACATTTGTTAGATAAATCTTTGTCGGGAAGGAGAAAAAACATGAAGAAAGTTCCGCTGCCAGAGTGGTGCGTGTCAGTCAAAAAAGCGATGGTTGAGCGCGACGATATGAGCGTCACCGAGCTGGCAAAAGAAATCGGGTATTCCCGCGCACACGTCAGTCAGGTCATCAACGGCACGATGGTGCCGTCCGCGAACATCAAGTCCGCGATTGAGTCCTGCCTGAATCTGCGGGCGTGATTTCTTACATCATAAGTTTACCAGAAAGGAGAGTTGTGCGAAATGGCGGTTGATTGCCAGAATATCTACAAAAACGCGCGGAAATCTGCTGGTTTTACGCAGGAGAAGGCCGCACAGCTTTTGAGCGTGTCGGTCGATTCCCTGCGGGATTACGAGCAGAGCCAGCGCCCGGTGCCCAGCGATGTGGCGAGTGCCATGTGCGATGTGTACCAAGCCCCGTATCTTGCGGTTCAGCACTTGCGCCTGTCCTCAGAGCTGGGCAAGCGGGTGGTGCCGGAGATTGAACTGAAAGATCTGCCGGAAGCTGTTATCGGCGTTTTGGCGGCGGTTCAAAAATTTATTATAAAGCGCGATGCGATGATAGAGATCGTTGCAGACGGGAAAATCGAAGAAGACGAACAGGCTGAATGGAATGAGATCATGGATCGAATGAACAACCTGTTCGTGGCGATGGCCAATATGCGTTTTTCGAAAGGAGGGCGTCGGACGTGAAAGAATCGTACTTTATCGGCGCGAGCGAAGTGCAGGAAATTGTCGGATGCAGCAAATCCAGAGCCTATCAGTTTATCCAGCAGATGAACAAAGAGCTGGAAGCAAAGGGTCTGCTTACGTTTCCGGGCAGAGTGCCCCGGCGGTATGTGTTCGAGCGGTTCGGCATTACGGAGGTTCAGGATGATGCGAAAGGCAATAATCCCGCTGGTGGCAACAGCGGCGGCGCAACTACTGGTAATCGGAAGCATCGCCGCGGCGTTCGCTTTCCAACCGAAAGAAACGCAGCTCCCGATAGCGATGATTCCTGTGCAAGCTGACATCGAGCAGGGTGAGTGCATCCGGCGAGACCCGGCTCCCTATGAGCCGATTACATACCATGTGCCGCTGGATGCGGATTTACAGCAGTATACAGCCGAGATGTGCGACTTGTACGAAGTTCCGCTGGAGCTGGCCTACGCCGTCATGCAGGTCGAGAGCGGCTATACGGTGAGCGCTACCAGCTCAACCGGGGATTATGGTCTGATGCAGATCAACAGCATCAATGCCGGATGGCTCAAAGATGAGCTGGGAGTCACGGATCTGCTGGATGCCGGACAGAACATCAAGGCTGGGTGCTATATGCTCGGAAGTTATCTTGCCCTGTACGATGGAGACATCAATCGAACTATGATGGCGTACAACCTTGGGAAGAGCGGGGCAGAAAAGGCTTGGAATGCAGGAACTCGCAGCACGGCCTACACCGACAAGGTGTGGAGCGCAATGGTTGGCCTTTTGGAGGAAGAAAGGGATGTTTCGTAAGGTGATGCAAATGATTCAGGATTACGCGGAGAAGAAGCTGCTGGATGAAGTCTTTGCTACATACCTCGATGTGCAGGATGCCGCAGCTGAGATGGCGCAGGTGCTCCCGTGTCCCCGGTGCGGGAAGCTGACCATGAAGATGCGCTTGCACAGCAACGCTCTTTCCCGTCAGGTTCCGGGCATCACGATTTGTGACCAGTGCGGAACCGAAGAAGCGCTGGATGCAATGGCGGGGAAGCCAAAGGATGCCCATGAATGGGCGCTGGTCAAAACCTACATGAAAGGAGCAAACCTCAAATGAAGCGCAGGGAAAAGAAGCTGAGCGTGATGGATTGGGTACTCGTAGGACTGCTGGACACGCTGGCCGGGGTCGTAGCCGGAGGGCTGATGGCAATATGGCAGTTGCCGAGTGCCTACCGCTGGCGTGGCTACTGGGCAATCGGCGGCGAATGGCTGCTTGTCATCATTGCAATCATCATGGCAGTGCGGCTGACGCACGCATTCCAGATGTTCATGATTTTCGGAGGAAAGAAGCATGGTAAGATGCGCTCGGTGTCACAGGGTCATTACAGATCCGGCGGCAATCGAAGCGGGGTACGGCGCAAAGTGTTACGCCAAGGAGTTCGGCAAGAAGCTGAAATCGCCCGCAAGACCTCGCAAGGGAAAGACCGCTACACAGCCTAAGAGCACCGCTGAGCGCCAAATCATCGGCCAACTCACGGTATATGACATACTCGCCGCACACGAAAAAAGCACCGACCAGAACGGCCGGTGCGCTACAAATGGATAGAGACCCGCACATTCCGTTAGCGCTTGATGCAGGAACATCAAGCCGGAAAATACAGGTCTCCACCACACACAACCATATTGTAGCATATTCGGTTGGATTTTTCAACAGGTACGAAGCGGCGAGAAAGGACTATCCTTTCTGCCGTTTTTCTATGCAAAAATTAGGAGGTACAACATGGAAAAAGAACTTACTGCCGCCGTAACCACGCAGGAGCCGATGTTAGCCGACAGTCTGATTGTGGTGCAGCAGCTTCCCGTCATCAAGGAACAGCTGCACAGCATCAAGGCTCAGGCACAGGCGTCTGTGGCGGAAGCGCTGGCGCTGGTTTGCACGGAAGAAACGCTCAAGGTCGTCAAGGAGCAGCGGGCGAAGCTGAATCGTGACCGCAAGGATTTGGATGACCGCCGCGCAGTCGTTAAGAAGCAGATCATGAAGCCTTTTGAGGACTTCGATAAAGTTTACAAGGAGTGCGTCACCGATGTCTATGGCCCTGCGGATGAAGCACTGAAAGGCAAAATTACGGATGTGGAAGCCGGCTTGAAAGCTGACAAGGAGAAGAAAGTGGTTGCTTACTTCGACGAGCTGGTCAAGGCAAACGGGGTCGAGTGGGTCAGCTATGAGGACATCGGTATTGCTGTTACCATGACGGCGAGCCTGAAATCCTTGAAGAGCAAGGTCAAGGAATACGTTGACTGCGTGGTGGCTGATGTGAACTGCATCAATGGCATGGAGAATGCCCCGGAAGTTATGGCCGAGTACAAGCAGTGCCGCAATCTGGCCGTTGCGATTAACAGCGTGAGCCAGCGCAAAGACCGTGTGGCCCGCGAGGAAGCTGAACGGAAACAACGCCTTGAAGCCCAGCTTCGCGCGCAGGAAGCAGAGTCGGCGGTGCTGGATGCGGTGGAAGAAGAACTGGCAGCGCCGCAGGTCATGGGTACCGAGCCTTCGGTTATGGATGAGCAGGAGGCCGAAGAAACCCAGCAGGAGAGCAAAGAACAGATCATGACGGCCAAATTTGCTTTCATGGGCCGCACGTTCCAGTGCCACGGTACATTGACCCAGCTCCGGGAGCTGAAGTCTTTCGTAAATGAAAAAATCGACGAGATCCAGAAGTATATGGATTCCGTCGGCATCGAGAATGAGGAGGTAAGCGACAATGGCTAAAGCAGTACAGCCGCAGAAGATTCGTTTTTCTCAGGCAATCCAGACTCCGCTTTACAAGAATCTGGTGAACAACAC